TTTTACCAACGCCATTTCTTCTATCTTCTTTATCTCTATTGATACCAGTTACAATATGTAAACCTTTCTCGAAGTTTACTGTTACCGGGTCTTCACCAATAGATAGGAAATTTTTAATTTTTAGTTCTTTAAAACTTACGTATTTCATTTAACCCTTTCGTAAAGGGATTGTGAATAATTAACTACATCGTTTTTGTTTTCTATATCTAGCATATTAACAAATTCTTCTATTGCGTGTTTAATATCAACCCCTGATAAGTCATAATCTTGATCATTTTCTATTTTTAGTTTATTATAATTTACATCATAATCAATTCTTAATTCAACCGGCTTATATGTTGTTAGTTTTGTAACTAAAGCATCTAGATGATCGGTACTGATATTTTTATCTATAATTAACTTTATTATATTACCAGGTAATGAATCTTTAAAAACGTTTTCAACATCAGTTATATTAATTAGTTTAGATAGAATTATTTTAATATGCTTTGGTGTAATATTATTTTCAAAAAATTCATATGACATATTATCTAAATCTAAAATGTAATAACCTTTCGTTTGCATTGTATCACCAAAGTCCATTTCATATGGATTACCAACGTATATAATAGAACTATCTTGCTTCTTATAATTTTTTTCATCTCTTGCATGAAAATGTCCTGTAAATATTAACTTAGATTTTTCTACTAGTACATCTGGATCATCACCATGATCACAGATTTTAAACATATTCATTTTAAAATTTTCCAATTCGAAATGACCGAATATTAAATCACTATTCGGTATATCGTCTATTTTCGTACCCCAAGGACAAAATGATATTAATTTACCTTTATAATCTACAGTAGCAAGTTTATCATATACTGTTAAGTTTTTATAACCTTTAAGAATACTTAAACTATTAATCTCTGATGTATCTTTATACCATGCATCATGATTACCAGTTATCATAGTAATATTAAAATCTTTAAACTTATCTAATAGATCTTTAGCAAAATTTAGAGTCTTAACTGAAATTTCATCTCTATAATGAAAAAAGTCTCCACAAAATATAATATCAGTAATATCTTTATCTTTTAGTTCTTTGATATACCAATCAGCCCATTTATTAGCTATACCAAGCCAGAAATCATTATTCTGGTGCACACCTAAATGTATATCAGAAAATATCGCGACTTTATTCATTATCGAAATCAGATTCGTCACTCATTGGTTTTACGTATACCCTACCATCTGTTGATTCTAACATCTCTTGCTCGTAAACCTTTTCTTTATATTCACTTAAAGTTGCAGCATGCTTTTTTTCCTTTTTAATTCTATTAATAAAAGCATGGAAAGCAATTGTAGTAAAATATGAAAAGGGGTTATAATCTGAATCTACATTAAATTTTTTATTTGTAACTGCTGTATACATCTTAACTAAAGCATCCCCTACCATTTCATCTCTATAAGTATAATTAATAAAGTTGGACGAGTAACTTAAACCGTGAGCAATTTTATGGATCATATCAGCTAGATGATGCGTACAATTTTCTGTCTCATAAAAATTAATAAGTTCAGCTTTTAATTCTCGTGGATCTACATAATATTCAGTCTTTTTTGGTTTTGGACCTCTACGCTTACCGGTAGTTTTTTTAGTATTAGCCATAGCCTAATTATAACGTATAAATACTATTTTTCAACTAGCTCTGTTATATTATAATTAATTTTTTCGGTACTATATATTTCTTTACGTTTATCAGAATGACGTGTACCATATTTTAATTTATCAGCAAGATCTATAATAATGAGCTTATCTTTGCTTTCATGTAGTCTTAAACCTCTTCCGATTGATTGAATCGTTCTAATAAAACTCTTACCACCTGAAGCAAACATAATCATATGTATATTTTTAATATTAACACCGGTACTAAAAATAGAACTCATTGCAATACAAATAACATCATTATCAGTTTCCATGATTTTTTTAATTTTATCTCTTTCTTCAACTTCAACTTCCCCCTTTACAAAAAATACCTTTTTATTTTCAATTTGAGTTAAGTTATCATATAATGCATCTCCATGAGCTAAATGGTTAACTAATATTAGAGAGTTATTATTAAATTTAGTGCATATATTTTTGATAACATTATTTCTAAAATTATTGGTATATATGAAATCTAACTCTGCTTTAAAGTTATTACCACCACTAACTACTAGAGGTTTATCTTTATAACCTATGTTAATGACCTTAATGTCGACGTTAGTTAAATAACTCTCTAACCTAAGTTGATAGCTATCCTTATCGTATATGACTTTACCTAATTTACCAATGACATTCCATTGCTCTGGTTTATCATCTGGTAATGTACCGGTTAACCCAAACTTATTAAAAGTATGTATTTTATTAACCATCTTACTTACCTTATTTGATTTTTTAATAGTATGACATTCATCAACTACTAAAACGTCGATATATTTTATCCAATCATTATCATCAAATTGACTCTGTAATATACCTCTATTAGCTATAATACAGTTAGCAGTTAAATCAGGTTTTATTTTACCGGTCCATCTAGTAAATTTAAATAATACATTATACTCTATAAAATCATTATATGTTTGGTTTACTAGTCCAAGATCTGGTACCAGTATTAAAATTTTTATTTTAGGGTCATTCGAATAGAGACTCATTAGTAATGAAGCGATAGTTAAAGTCTTACCACCACCAGTACCGAGTTTTATAATACCTCTTCCAAATTTTAATGCTTCTTTTACTGAATCTAACTGATAATCTCTTAATGGAAATTTAAGATTATCATATGCTCTTTCTTCTTTATATATAGGTTTAACTATAGGTAAAATATCTTGATCTATTTGGCAATCTGTATTAGGGTACTCTTGCTTTATATAACTTAAAATATCAAAAAATAAACCAGGTTCAAAAAGACCAGTTGGGGTTATACCATATATACGAGGGTTAGAATAAAACCTTGCTCTACCTCTCATTCTAAAACGAGCTGTATCATCTTTAACACTAAAATGTTCTCGGATATTATCTAAATCATCAGTTATTAATCTAATTTTATCTTTAGCTAATTCAAATTTCATTATAATTGTTCCATTTTCATTATTTCAATAATATTTTTTATATCAAAACCCACTGCACTAAAAGTCTTTTCAGTTTTTTCTAAAAATTCAATAAGTAGTTCTTCATTACTAATTTTTTCAGATATTTCTTTCATTTTGTCATGCTTATAACTTGCTTTTTCTGCAACTGGTATAGTTACCTTGACCGGGCTTTCTTCTATAATTTTACCCACAATTTCTTTTTTAATTGAATCTCTAAGTATTCTAAGTTTTAATAGATTTTGTTTATGTCTTATTAATTTGGATACCCAATAATGCTTCCGAGCTGGTGCTTTCATTGAAGAATCTTTCAAATTGAATTCATTAATTTGTAAATCTTTTTCTATCTCATCTATGTATTGATCTAATAAACTCACCTATTAATTATAAATACTAATATGAAGAAAACAACTTTATTTGAAAAAGCTTTCGAAAGGTCTTTAAATGTAAGAAAAAATAGCCAAGGTTTAATGGGTTCAAAAACTCGAGTCCATAAAGATAAGAAAAAAGAATCATCTAAAAACAAAGGTAGAAAAAAAGTAAGTGAAGAAGATGATAATACAGTTGGTGGTGGAGCTCTAGGACCTACAGCAGCCGCAGGTTATGGTACAACGGTTAGCGGTACACCTGGTACAGATGTTTATGCTACTGGTGATTTTAGAAGACCTAAAGCTTTAGGCGCCAGTTTTGTAGCTTATTCTAGATTCGGTACAGTTGGTAAGAAAAAAAGAAAAACTAGAAAAAAGAAGAATAAGAAGTAAATATCTTAATGGATACAGGTATATGGGAAGTATGTAAACCGATCCCGGAAGATGCTTTCGGCTTTATATATGAGATTACAAATACTATTAATGATAAAAAATATATCGGTAAAAAACAAATGGTTCGTAGAATAAAACGTAAACCATTAAAAGGTAAAAAACGTAAACGTATCGATTTTATTGAAAGTGATTGGAAAACGTATACAGGTTCATCTGATGCTCTTAACAATGATATAGCTTTACTCGGTTTAGATAAATTTATATTTAAAATATTAAAATTTTGCAATAGTAAATTTGAATTATCATATTTTGAAGCTAAAATGCAGTTTGAAATGGATGTAT